ACGGCCAACCCGGCTTCAATGGTTTTTACATCGGCAGCACGGGTATTGTTGGAACTAAGAACGGTGTCACAACTTTTGCTTTGGACAATGCAGGTAATGCCACGTTCAAGGGTGATCTGACTGGTGCGTCTGGTACGTTCAGCGGTGCGTTGTCTGGTGCTACCGGTACCTTTAGCGGCGCTCTGTCTGGTGCGACGGGTAGTTTCTCCGGAGCCGTCACAGCATCTACGCTGACTGCTGACAGCATGAACGTTGCCCGTCGTAACGTTTTGGAGAACGGAGTTATTAGCCTGCCTGCGTATACATTGTTGGGCTATACCAGTACTTATATGGACGGAGGTGAAAGCGGCAGTGGCTACTACATTGACACTCCCCTTCCAGTTGGAACAACTCAATTTGTACCTATTAACAAACTAATTCCAACAAACATATACGACGATTATTTTTCGGCGTTCCCTCTAGCTATTATATTGAGACAGCCGTTTTCTTGCGGTGCGCACACACTGGACGCTGCTTATTACACTGGCGGTAATGGCGAGTTTAATATTTCTATTGTTGCTGAAGTTATTGTAAACAGACGCTATTCAGTTGGTGGCGTCACAACCACAGACGACAACCGCGTTTATATTTTATTGCGACAGTACGTAATTACTAACGTCTCAAGCACTTTTACTTCTTTGTCAGTCCCGGTATCTGTACGATGGGTAATTAACCGAGCATGAAATACACATACGACGATCACAATTTCCACAGCGGTACGATCTATATTGATTCTTCTGCTGGTGTTTCGGTGGAGCCTCCCGAGGCTCAAGGTAAGTTGCGCCCTAAATGGAACGGCACGGCATGGGTACTAGCTGTTGACTACCGCGGGACAACTTGGTTTAACTCAGTCACAAAAAAGTACGTTGTTTCAGATCAGCCAGACGATGCACGAACCGCGCCATGGGTTGAAGTTATCGACAGCGCTATTACTACCAGCTTCCCGCCTGCCGCAGACTACGTCTTTGACTATGTCACTAAGGAGTGGATTCCTGACATTTCTGCCTTAGAAACCAAAGCCAAGGAACGACGCAACCGCCTACTTGTTGCATCTGACTGGACTCAGTTGCCTGATGTGCCACTGACGACCAAAGAAGTCTGGGCAACCTATCGACAAGAACTTAGAGATATCTCAAAGCAATCAGGATATCCTACAGAAATCACTTGGCCAACTCCACCGCAATAAGACATAATACGCACATGGCAGAACTTGTCTTTGACCAGAAAGATCGTATTGGCGCTTGGGTTGCTGAGCGTGTCGGTCAGAACGCAGACTGGGGAAGTTTCTACGCACTCGGTGTCATGCAGGGTGACGAGGTTCTAGCCGGGGTAGTCATAAACAACTACAATGGATCAAACGCTACATGTCATATAGCCATCGCACGGCAGACGAAGCAAATCATTCCCCTCTTCGAGCATGTGTGCAACTATGCATTTAACCACTGCCAGTTAAAAAGACTCACTGGTATGGTGCCCACAAATGAACCACATATCATAGAATTCGATAAGCATCTTGGGTTTGAAGAAGAGTTTGTAATGAAAGACGGCGCTCCCGGCGCTGATATGCAGATTTTGGTAATGCGGCCTGACAACTGTCGTTGGCTGCGCAAGGAGTAAATATGGGCGGAAAAGCGTCACCACCACCACCGGACTATTCGGGCCTAACTGCCGCCACGGAACGTGGCATTGCAACTGCGGAACGGCTCGGCAATCGTCAAATGGACTTTGCACAGCGTCAGTATGAGGAAATGAAACCTCTAGCTGAACGAGTCGCTAACCAGCAAATGGCTGCTCAAGATGAGCTGATGCGGCAGGGGCGAGATTACTACGATTACCAGAAGTCGACGTTCCGACCGTTGGAGCAAGGTCTTGTTGCACAAGCGCAACAGTACAACACCGAAGGTAACCGAGCCCAGCTTGCTGCTCAAGCTGCAGCCGATGCAGCTAACGCATTCCAAACTGCCCAAGGCGTAAGCAACCGAGATATGGCTCGCCGTGGCATTAATGCCTCGTCTGGTGCTGCTTTGATGATGAGAAACCAGAACGCCCTTGGCCTTGCAGGTATGACTGCCGGTGCAGCTACTAACGCTCGTCGCCAAGCCGAACAAACAGGTTTCGCACGTAGCCTAGATGTTACTGGCTTAGGCCGAGGTCTCGCAGGTGCTTCTCTCGGTGCTTATGGTGGCGCTTCTGGGGCTGGTACTGCGGGTCTTGGCTCAGCAATGTCTGCCGGTAATCAATACTCTGGTGCATTCGGCCAAGGTGCTGGCTACATGATGGGCGGTGCTCAGATGGGTATTACAGGTAATACCAGCTTACTCAATTCACAGACAAGCGCATACAACGCAGGTATGGCCCAACAGGGTCTTGACGTTGGCGGTTTGCTCGCAGGCGGTGCTAAGGCTTACACAGCGTACATGGGTTCTGACCGTCGCATTAAGCAAAATATTGAACTGGTTGGCCGCGATGAGCGCACCATGCTGCCGCTCTACGAGTTTGAGTACATTGGTGGAACTGGCAAGCGCTTCTTAGGTGTTATGGCCCAAGACGTTGAGGCACGTTTCCCAGATATGGTTTGTACGATGCCTGACGGTTTCATGGCAGTTAACTACGCCGGTCTTGGCATTGAAATGGTGGAGATTGATTATGCGTCTTAATTTTAACAATATTGGAAGAGGTCTTGAGGCTATTGCCGACGCTAAGCGAGCACAAGATTTAGCGCGTACCTCTGCAAAGTACGATGTCACTGAAGGCGCATATGGTGAAGGTCTAGGGGAAAACCTGCAACAAGTTATTGGTGCCCGAAATCAAGCCCTAGAGGGCCTAGGCGAACAAGCCACCCCTGAGCAACGTCAACAAGTACTAGATCAGTACACCCCAGCGATGTCGGAATTAAGTCGTCGTGTAGGTTTGCAAGGGCCTGACTACTCAATTGCAAGTGGTGGGGAAAATTACGCTACGCGTCAAGAAGCTCGCATGGCCGCTGCTCCGTTACGTTCAGAAGCCCTTGCGGGTGTGTACCGACAATATGGTGATGTTGAGAGAGCCGATGCTTTGGAAGCTCGTGCCCAAGAGTTGCAACGCGGTTTAACCGCTGACAGAATCGCTAAGGCCGCTGAAGATCGCGCAGCAGGGTTGTACAGCACTAACATGACCAAGCTGGGTCTCGATATTAATGCTGCGACTCGTGCAGATGCGGCTGCGGTAACTGAAGCAGATAGACAGAAAGAAAACGCTGCATGGTGGGTTCAACAGACTACTGACCCGGAGACTGGCAGGCGACGTGCGCCTAGACAAGAAGACTGGCTTGCAGCTTCCCAGCGTGATGCGGCTAGTTATTTCGACAAAGGTGACTACACCAAAGGTGGTCAAGCTTATGATGCGTTTATGAGCCGTGCGGAAGCACAAATTCTTAAAGAAGAAAAAGATCGCAAACGGGACGCGCAAAAGGCTTTCGACGCATTTAATACTAGTAGGTCTGATGAGTCTTTAAAGCTTGGGCTGGAGGTTTATAACAAATACTTACCTAACGGTTCTAGAGCTACCAGTGCGAAGCTTGGTAAAGACGGAATGATTACGATGAGTCATACCGATTTGTCTGGTAATAAACTGCCTGATACTAAGGTTACGCAAGAGCAGTATATGCAAGGGCTAGCTTCATACGGTGACTCCAAAGCGGCTATGGATTTTGTTCAGAGGTCGTTTAGTAATAGTCTGAACGCACGTAACGTTGCGGCTACTGAGTCCCGTGCGGCTTCGGCAAACAAAATGGCTGGGCTAAACGCTAATCTAATTGAGGCTCGTATTAATCTCTCTAACGCGAAAACAAAAGCGATAAACGAACCACCTAAGTTGTCTGAGGCGCAAGTCACCCAGCGTGCACGGGTCATGGTTACCAACAGAGAGCGCAACCCAGAAACAGGTAAACCATATACTATGAGTGAAGCTACAGAGGCTGTCAAAATGGGTAAGGCTAGCAATCCTATTGCTGACGCCCTTGATAGAGCCCTAGGTGGAAACGCCGACCCATTTGCAGCAGAAGAAACACCGTAAGAAAGTAATCTCATGGCCACATTTGACCAAATCAGAAGCAGGTTTCCGAGCGCCCGTGGTTTGAGTGACAACCAGATTGTCGAAAAGCTCTCTAGTATTACGAAGCTTCCGTACGAAGATGTGGCCAAAGAATTTGGGTACACAGAAAAAACATCATCTGGGTTCTTCGGCGGGGCTAACGATCTAGCAATTGAAGCGGCTAACTCTGCTGCAGGTTTGGTCAGTGGTATCGGTAATTTCATTTCCCCCGGGAATCGCTTTAGCCAAGGTATTGAGGAAAACTTAATCAAACCCGGTGAAGCAAAGCAATCCATCCCTACTGCGTTGGCTAAGCGTGCGTTGCAGCGCGGCATGTCTACTAGTGAGTTCGGCCCTCAAGCGTCTGCAGTATACGACTACATCACAGAGAACCCCGGCCTTGCTGCTGCGCAAGCTGCCGGTTCATTTGGC